AACATACTATCAAACATATTATATGACTAATTGTGATGGTGTAAGTCCTGACGGTATTATGTCATTACCTGATACCTATGATAGTTGGGCAGTTGTTACTGATATATATAACCAATGTTATTTAGTTAATTACCCTATAGAAGGTAGTGCTAATTTAATTTGGAATGGTGGTGATTATGGTAGTGATGAAACTTCTTGTACAACTTGTATGTCAAGTCAGGTAACACCTACTCCAACACCAAGTTATGGATTTTCTTGTGACCCACCACCAACACCAACCCCGACATCAACAATATGTGTCACTGAACCATATTATTGTCCACCACCGGCACCCGCAAATTGTGAGATGTCTGTTAGTAGTTGTTATACAATTTTAACTTATAAAATTATAGATATTTGTGGTACACAAATTACTCTTGATAGACCAACACCTGATTTCTCAATGTTTGATGATTGTTGTTACGCAAGAACAATAGTTTACCCACCAACTATGACTTCATTATATGATAGTGTTACACCAACACCTCATTGGAAAGATGATGTTATTAATTTCGAATCTGTATGTGATACAGACCAATTTGACGTTAAAGTTTGGAATATGAACATTCCTTGGAGTGAAGACCCTGCAGGAACATTTGTAGGTACCTTATTTGATTATACTCACTTTGGCTCAACATCGTATATAGGAGCTAAAGAATATTTTGGTTATATGTCAGATAGTGGTCAAACAGACACTAGTTTAGTTTTCTATTACAATTCTTTTGGTGACGTAATTAAAGTTGAACCTAAAGAACAAAAAGCTATTGCAATCATTCATTACACAAATCAAAGTATTGATTTCTTTTATGGTGAGAAGTTTGCATTAGAACCATTTGTTGATGGTTCAACCGGTGAAGCAAGAAACTTTAGAATCCACATTCCAACATTAATGTGGCATAAAAACCCTGAATGTTGTTATGGACAAACTTTTTATGTTGACCCGCCAGGTTTTGAAGACGCTGATTTTGATTTATTCCAAGTTTGTTACCTACAATCAAAGAAAAATTCTGATATGAATAATCCGGGGTTAAGATATTACCATTTATGGGATACAAATCCAAACCCAAATAATTTAGGTAAACCAAATAGAATTGGTAAAGTTTTCCCTGATGACCAAATTATTATTATAGATGATGAAGAAATCATTGCTGCAATGTCTTACAAATCAAATAGAAATTGGACATTACCGGCACCAAGAATTGGTTTAACAACACCAAATACTTGTGGTTCAAATGGTGAAACATCTACAGGGTTATTATCAGATTCTACTGAATACCTATACGTTACTTATAGATTTACAAATGAGAATTCATTTACTAATTCATTACATTGTAACTATTATACTAAAATTCAAGGACCGGATATTTTTTGTAATCAAGAATTAAGTCAAAACGTATCTGTTAGATTTGGTGGTGATTTCCCTTGTTTGAATCAAATACCTGAATTACCAATTAACCCTGTTTCTTGTGACTTAGTTTCCGGATTCTTTGGTGAAAAATTAGAACTTATCTGTCAAAGAGTTACAGGTGACACAAGACCTGAATCTTCTGAATGGAGAGTTATTGATGTAACATCTCAAATTAGTGGTGATAGTATTAACGATTATATCACTCAAAGTGGTCTTACAGGCAATACTTTTGTAATTAGTGAATTAGATTATGAAAACGCACCTTATTATAATTTGAATGACCCACTTTATAATGACTTAAATTTACCTCTTAGTGGTAGTACCGGTACAACATTAAATTTTGGTGACGAATATTACTTCTATGGTTCTATTGAAACTGACATTCAAGCAACAATTTATGAGATGAGATATAAGATAAATCTTGGTCAAGCTGAGTTCTTAGCATCATCAAATCCTTCTTGGTCAGTTAACACACCATCATATATTTCTGAAATTGGTCTTTACGATAACGAAATGAATCTTATGATTGTATCAAAGCTACAATCTCCTGTACAAAGACAGGGTATTCAACAGTTTTTGGTAAAATTTGATTTTTAACATATGAAAAAGACATTAAAAGAGAGCCCTAAAGTATTAGGGCTTGATGTCTCAACTAAAACAATTGGTTGGGCATTATTTGACATACAGAGTAAAGAACTATTAGAATTAACTCACGTTTCTCCGGTTCCAAAACCAAAAGAAGAGAATAAAATAAAAGAGTTACTTCTTAAAAGTGAAATCTTTAGAACCAAACTTTTACAATATAAAGATTTAGGTATAACCAAAGTCATTATTGAAACTCCTCTATTAAATTCAAACAATATATATACAGTACAAACTCTTTTAAGGTTTAATACTTTAATCACTAAAGAAATTTATGACGTATTAGAGGTTGTTCCGGAATTTATATCAACTTATGATTCTCGTAAGTTTGCATTCCCTGAATTAGTAAAACAAAACGATAAGGGTAAATTTGTTCTATTTGGTGGACTTCCAAAAGACATTGATAAGAAACAAATTATTTGGGAATTAGTTGCAAAAAAAGAACCTCAAATCACTTGGCAATATACAAGAAACAATACTCTCAAAAAAGAAAATTATGACCAAACAGACGCTTATTGTTGTGTCTTAGGTCATATGAGACAAGAAAATATATGGTAAAAAATAACCCCCTTAATTGGGGGTTTTTTTATGGTATTACAACAGAAATACAACTTTGACCTGTTTGTGTTATTGTTCCTGTATTATCAATATAAATAGTATTGTAAATACCACCACCAGTAAAAGATGCTGAATAAGAATACCATCCGGGTGTTGTAACTAAAATTTGATTTGTATAAACTTGAGAACCAACCGATGGATTATTATTACTAAAAGTGGTAAAACCTAACCCTGCAACACCATTTTGATTACCGGCAATACACGCTAATGTATCTGAGGCATAAGGACCTAATAAGACAAAAGTTGTTGGTTGTGGTGGTTCTGTATATCTTAAACAATCTACACAATTATTAAAAGGTGAAGTAGGTGCACCAGGGTTTATTAATGTAAAAAAGTTTCCGGTATAATTTGTAACATTAGTACCGGGAGGAAATGTTGGAAATGTACCGGTAACATACAAGAATTCTGAACAAAAATATAAAATTCCTATTGGGAATCCATAATCTACACCATACCTAAATACTTTATTTGGTATAATTGTAAATCCCGGTTGTGTTTGAACAACATATTGTGGTGGATTTGAATTACATAACCTATAAACGTAATATTGTTGAGGTAATGTTGGTGTTGGTGTAGGAGTCATTGTAGGTGTTATTGTAGGTGTAGGTGTAATGGTAGGTGTAGGTGTTGGTGTTTGATTAGCAATCACCAATGTACAGGTTGTATCAAATTCCGGAAAATATAAACTATAAGTCCCATAATAATAATCCGCATTATAATCATACGGTAATACGTGAGAACCTAAATTAATAGTTCCTCCCGTATCAGGGTAATAAGTTATTACCGCGGTTTGTCCATCGTAATTATCTGTAGTTATTTGTATTGTTGTTGGCATATATTTTAATTATTATAAACAAATTGCTATTAGACCACCAATGTATCCATTAATATCTACGGTTGCACTAACACCATTATTTGGGTCTGTTTGAATTTTTATTCTCCAATAATTACCATCACCCGGAAATGGATTAGTTCCCGCATTATCTAAAAATATTCTATCACCTGTACCTACAAATCCAACCGATGTTGTTTGGATATACACAACTTCAGTTAACGATAAAGGACAAGCATCAACAGGGTCAGAGGTTAATGACATTAATGACAATTTTAGATTAGGTTGTGTTGGTGTAGGTGTAACCGTATTTGTTGGTGTAACTGTAGGTGTAACAGTATTTGTTGGTGTTATAGTTGGTGTAACGGTAGGTGTTGGTGTTTGTGATGGTGGAATTACTAGTACAACACAAACATTGTCAACATATATAGTACCATCGGTTCCATCACCACAAGCATCCCAAGCTGAAATTGCAAAACTATTATTTCCGGTACAAGTTAATGTTAAATTAATTTGTCCTCCGGACTGTATTAATGAAGATTCACTAGTTCCCGCAAAAACTTTAACATAAGCATATTCAGTACAAGGAGCATTATAATATAATGTAAAACTAATATTATATGTTTCTCCAACAGTTAATATATTTTGATAAATTGAATTATTAAAATTATCTGTACCCGCAAAATTAGCACTACCCCCATAATTAGAACTCCAAGCCCATTCATTACCTCCAAATTGTAACCATCCGTTTAAGTTATTATCAAATGTTGGATTAGTGATTAAATTACCCGTACAAAAATCTGTTGGTGGTTGTGTATAATCAATATCACAAGAAAGATTACATTTCTCACAAGAAATAAAGTATTCAATTCTCAATCTTACAATAACATTTGTATTAAATAACGATTCCGGGTCACAATTAGTGTAAATTGTAATTGTATTACCAACGTAATCAATAATTACATCACCAATGTTTGGATAACCTTGAAGTATTGATTTAACAAATTCTAACCATTGATTGTCAGATGGATAATCTGTTAAACTATTTGACGAATAAAATGGTAAAGAAATAGTATCATCACCAACAGTAACTTGGGCAATAAATGTTGCGGAATCTAACACACAATTATAATCGTCAGAAATTGAATCGAAGTACCCTTCAATATACATCTGTTTAATACCTTTTTTAATATTTCCACCATCAGCAAAAATATCATCACAAATAGTATATGATTGATATGAAGAAACTTTATCATAACCATTAATTGTCACAGTTCTTTGTTTCACACATCCATTGATATCTGTAACTGTTAAAGTATAATCACCATCGTTTAATCCTGATATATTTGGAGTTGTTTGACCATTACTCCACAAATACGTAAATGGTGGTGTCCCACTTGTTATATATGTTTGAATACTTCCATTAGAACCTGTTGTTGCATCGTTTTTATTTAAGTAGAAATCAACCGATTCTGAAGAATCTATCATAAATGGTAAACTTTGAGTACAATTACTACTAGTATCCAATACTGTTGCCGTATAACTTCCGGTTGGTAAATTATTGAACGTTACGCTATTATTTGAACTGCTAATTGGTTGTTTTGTTGTTATAGTATAAATAAACGGTCCAACGCCTCCATTAGTTTGTAAAGTTACCGAACCATTTGACCCATTACAAGTTGTTCCTACAGGTGTTACTGTAAAATCATATAAAACGGTATTATTTATAGTATAATCATTTGTAAAGACACAAGTACCACCCGAAATACTTAGAGTATATGTACCCGAAGATAACCCATCAAACGACCAATTAGTACTATTTACAGTAACAGAATCAGTTGTAACACCATCAGGGTATGTTAATGTATAGGTATAAGGTTGACTTGGACCAAAAATATTTATAGGATTTAACGCTCCACTAAAATTATTACACGTTGAATTTTGTATTCCAATATCCACGATTGAAAACCCTTGAGGTATCATTAACGATGTTGTTCCATTAGCGGTACATAATGCAGCATCAGTAATTAAAACTGAAAATAAACCTGACCCAAGATTATTAAATGTAAATTCAGTATCATAAGTTACTATAGTATATCCATTCGACCCTGAGTAATAAAAAGGTAGTGTTCCACCTGAAGTATATACTGTTACGGAACCATTATTTACAAAACAATCAGGATTTACTGAAGTAAAAGATACAACACCTATTTGAGGTACATCTAAAACATTAACACTTTTCGTTATAACACATCCTGAACTATCAGTTACCTGAACAGAATAATTACCTGAAGGTAAATCGGTTATAAAATCATTTGTTGAATTATCCTGCCATAAATACGTGTATGGTGGATTACCCGTTAATCCTGTAATATATAACTTACCTGTATTTCCCGTACAACCCGCATCATTAACAACAAAAAACCCAAAGTCCATTTGTGTTGATGTTTTGACAATACAAGTTTCTGATTTACCTGTACATCCACCACCATCATTGGCTATAACATAATAAGTACCCGCTGATAAACTATCAAAAAAGTAAGTATTTGTAAAACTTTCTCCACTCGTAATATATCCTAAGGTATTATGATATAAATAAAATTCCGCGTTACCATTGTAAACATTCTGTGTTGAAGCCGTTAAAGAACCGTTCTCAAAATTACAAGTAGTATCTTGAGTACTTGTTATACTAACACAAGTACCTGTTGATATATAAACGTTAATCGGAAATATTGTACTATCAGGGGAACAAGTGTCAATAACATTAAATGTATAAGTACCCCCCGATAATCCGGTTTCAGTATAACTCGTAACACCAGCACCTAAAGCAATTGTTCCAAGTGAGGCAGGCTCAATCCATTGTATAGTATAATCAGGAGCACTACCCGCAATCTCAACATTAATTGCACCAATACTACTATTGGTACAATCCCCTGTAAAACTTTTTACTACATTCAAAAAACAACTCATTTACTACACAAAATATTAAAATTTATCCCCACTTTTATTTCAAAGTTAACACCAATTCGTGACACATCACAGATTATATTATAAATTGCAACATTACCACTATCAGTTATATAATAATCATATCCAAAAGTTTCTAAACCATCCAAGGCAGTTAAAAGTGCTTGATACCAAACTGAATTAGAAGGAGAACTAATCTCCGGTAACGTATAACCGACACCATTAAAGAATGGTAAACTAATTTTTAATGAGTTATCTATATATAATTCAACAAACCATTCTGAACTTAATGTGGTTGCTGAACATCCACTTAAATTATACCCATTATCATTCAAATAAGCATTTAATACAGTACCTAACACCCCATTAAAATTTGTATCTTCCGGATATACAGGACATTCAACAATTTGAGTCGGACAATCATTTGTAAATAACCCTGTCGTTAATGAACAAGGTGTACAAGGAATTGGTATTAATTCACAACCCATTTGTCTTCTCCACACAAATTTCTGTCTATGGAATATTGAGTTCTCATATTTAACACCTGTGTTCCATAATGTGGTTGCGGGAATTAATTGTTCAACCAATCGAATCCAATAGTCACCCATACCATCCACATACTCAATCATTGTCTTGTAAGTGAAATTATCGTTTCTAACACCTGCTATTTTTTCAGATTCCAAATACTTCCAATAAATTGATGATAATGTTGGATATCCACTTGTTTTACCATCAGTATTAAATTGTCTATTTCTAACGTTAATTGTATTTAACCAAAATGTTTGAGCGAACTCAAAGAATGTTTTTCTTTTTGGTTGGGGGTCAATAACAGTCCAATCAACATTTTTTCTTGTCGGATAATCCGCAATAGGGAAAGGGTCACATATTGTTGGTTCAACCCACCCCAATCCATTATCTGATATTGGGAAATCAGTTGTTCTTGATAAGTACCAAACATCATAGGACAAACCTTGAGCCGGATTCATAAATAAATCAACATTCTTAACATTGATTACTAAATTATCACTTTCTGTGAAATATCTTGCATTGTAGCTACCGTCTAAATTACTTCTTAGACCAACCTCATTATCCACCCAAGATTTGTTATTATCTACCTGAGCCGTTAAATTAAACCCTAAATCTGTAAATGGTAATTGTCTATAATTATTCAAATATTCTTGACCATATGTGTATGGTTTTAGACTCGTTTGATAATTTGGATTACTACCCGTAAACACACTATTAGTTAAATCCACTTGTTGTGGTGCTCTATGTTGAGGTGTTGATTCAAACCATCCACTACCCATTTGGAAGAAGTATACATCACTATTTTCAGGCATTGATGGAAACCCTAAATTATCTATTGGATATTCATTCAAAGTAACGTTAACGTCTTTCATAATTGACGTTGTTGTAAAACCGGTGTAAACATTTGGAAATCCGTGAATAGTATATGTATTACCAGGTTCTAATACAGGTAATTCTTTCAAATAAGTCCCGGTAGATATTTGAGCAAATTGTGTGTCAAAATCACTCATATTTATTCTACCATCAGCCAAATAAACATATTCATTAAATTCAACCAATGCGTCCGGAGCACCAATCATTCTCATTAAGGTTTCTATAGATTTTCTAGTACCTTTAGACTTAAATAAATAAGCCGAGTTCAAAACCAAATTTCTGTAAAATTGATAATTTAACTCATCCGGAGTTGACGCGATACCGACACCTGTAAAACTAGATTGGTCAGTATTTGTTTGACCAAAAACTGAACTTAAAAAGTCATCATTAGTTATTGGTGATATATTAATTGACCAACCTAACGTTTGTGATAAATTCTTTAATAATTGAGAAGGAATATCATTCCCAACATTATAATTAACAGAATTCATATATGCCAAAGCACTCACAAATTTATTAGTTTCATCAAAACTTCTACCATAAATTTGCAACACTTTTTCCATTTTTTGGTCAACAGTGTCAAAATCCTTAAATGCTCCGGTTGTCAAAAACCTTGAAACTAAATTTGTCTTATAAGAATCTAATGATTCCGAAATCTCATTTAATTTAATTAAATAATTAGTAAATGAAGGTGTTAGTATATCTAAATTCCAATTACCATATAAAGGCCAAGTTATCGTTTGATTAAATGTATAATAACTACCATCCTCACTCTCTTTAGGTACCTTAAATGTTGAAGTATATATCGGGGTAACAGTTCTATTTAATAAAAAGTTTTCAACTTCATCTAAGTTTTCATTAAAAACTTTAGCAACTTCATAATCATTTGGTCTAACAACTAAATCATTATATACCACAGTTTGATATGAAAAAGGATTACCCGTAACACTAATCGTTAGGACACCACTAGTTAATGATGTTGTTGAAACTATTGAGGTTACATTATACCCCAAATTGTTATAATACAACGAATATTTAGTGTATTGTTTAGATAAATCTCTTAATGGTGATACAGGTATCTCTAATAATGACAAATTTCTAGTTGAGCTCACCGTAAAATCAATATTAAACGGATTTCTAATTCTTGCAATATCTAAATCAAACGTAGTAATATTTTGTTGAGAATCAAAACTAATATTTGTTGCCGTTGCACCGGTAACATAATTAATACCTAAAAACGTTGATTCAAGACCTGCCGGGAATTGGCTAATTATAGTTTCAACTGAGGTCGAAATTCTTTTAACCATTGACCCATATAAACTAAAATTAGTAATCTGACTTAAATCAAAATTAGGGTAAACCTTGAAGTTGTTTTCAACAATTCGTTTTGATTGTATTGAATTTTCAATACCTAATGAGTCTAAACTTACCGGTTCTGAAAAATTACCCGTAGTAAAAGTTCTATTACTTTTTTCATTTAACGATGTAACAAATTCAAAATTACCTTGCGTTAAACCACCCCCGGTGACTAATTGGAATCCAACTAAATCATCAGAAAATGTACCAGCACCTGTTGCCGATTGTGGAGGACAAGTATATTTGTTTGTCGCCATTATTCAGTTATATTTGTAAAGTTTTTACTAAAATCAATATTATTATTTCTATCTTGTCTAACTTCATAAAGTAAGTTATTAAATTGGTCTCTAATTTCGTATAAGTTGTATTGTTTGTAAATATTATTTTGACTATCGTATAACGTGTAAATTCCGTCATCCATAGATTTAGTTTGATTACCAAATAACGCAATTGCCAATGTAGAAAAATCGTGTTCAACAATTTCAATATCCATTGTTATTGGATTAAAAAACGTATTAGTAATAATAATATCTTGATTTGGTTGACCAATAAACGGTGTCGCATTTGGTTTATTAGTAGGTGCCGAAGATGGTGATAATGTACAGAAAATTAAATTAGTATTATTATCCGTGTATCGATATCTAATAGATTTTGCCGATGTATTAGTTAAATTTTGGACAACCGGTTCACAAAAGAATGATGAGGTAATTAATCTAAAGAAATTAGGTATTTTAGTACCATCAGAATTTAAGTATTCAACTCTAAACCCCACCAATCCTTGATTAACAAATTTATTTCTAGAATCAGCAGGAACATCAGTTAAATCAATAACAATCCCTTTTACATTTGGTAATGACGATAATACACCACAATCCAATATTCTTGTTCTAATTTGAGCAGGTCTAATAAATAATGTGTAGATACCTAATTTATTAAATGTTTCAGCAGGCAGTCTTAAATTGTATAATCCACCTAAGATTTCAATATTTGCATTACCACCGGTATCATCATTATTGTAATAAGGTTTTAACACTGATAAAGCATCCAATGTCGTCAAAACAAAGTTATCTGTTTCATCACGGCTTGGTGTATAATTTAAGATAATCTCCACATCTTGTGGTGATACATCTGCGGGTCTAATAGTACCATAGGTTCCTGTTGCCATATTATTTTGTTGTTATATTGATAAATATCAAATTTATGTTTTTATTATATTAAAAAATTTATAACCATACTTAGTTAAGTCCCCAACATTATCTACCTCACCTAATCGTTCCACTCTTTCTAAACTAGATTGTTTACCTCGTTCAATGAATATCTCCGATTGAACTTCAGCCTCATCAATTACATTTAATAAAACCTCATTTTTTGTAATTGCTGAACATATTAACATATCTGAAGTTAATCCTGATGATTTAACCATAAAAATTGTTGTCCCGTCTTCATAATCAATGTATTCAACACCATTAACAATATATCTAATTCCTAAACCATCACCTGTTGGTCCTTTATAAATACCAACATTACCTGACGTACCCGTAACGGCAGTATTTAACTTAAAAGGTGTTTGACCATATTGTTTCAAATCGTTCAAACTTGATTGTGTATAACCTGTAATAGTTATAGGTATTGTCGTAAAATCAGTAATACTTGTAAGTGTTGTATCACAAGTACTATCCCCACTGTAAATAAAATCATACATTAATGAAGTTGCCGACCAACTACCACCTGCAGGTGTAAATGTTGCAGTACCTTTTGGATTCAGTATGGTAACATTACTATATGGAACGTGAACTGTCTTTTTCACAACATTTGAACCCCAAGGACTCATACCCGACATACTTATTGTATATCCACTAGGAGGACTTGGTTGAGAATATGTGTGGTAATAAAAATTAGGTGTAAAACTTGTTACGGTTTGTTTTGCCGTCCCATCACCCCAATCTAACGTATACGTTGAAAACTCCAAATATTTCTTAAATTCAATATCAGACGTATTATAAAAGAAGACTGTCATTGCACTTAATGGTGATGCCGAAAAAATAAAATTAGTCATAACTTCTTTCTGAACTACCATACCATCAAACACAGAATAATATCCAATGTCCACAGTATTTTCTGTAAATAAAATTGGTATTGTTAAACCGGTCAATAATGAATCATATTCTTTAGTTACTTGATTATAAGGACCTCCCGATAATATTTGAGTCATTGATGAATAAACATAAGTATCACCTGTAATATTATTAACTACCGGTGTCTGATATGTTTTACAACAAAGTTGATAATCATTATATGTGGTTAATTGTCCCGCAAAATATGGGACCTTAAACACATCCCCAAGAATTACCTCAGGTGAAATTTTAATGTGATAATTTCTATCTTCCATATTAAGGGTTTATATATTCATACCATTTTATGGGACTACCTATCCCTACTCTCGAACCTTGCCAATCAAAAATTTGATACGTATAAGTTGGATAATCTAACACTACTTTATAATAATAATATCTTTCAGGTGTAAATTGAAAAGGATTATTAGAGTTAATTGATATTTGAGGGTCAGTAGTCATTTTAACAAAAACCCCTAATCTAGCATCAAAAAATTTTGCTGACATATAAAAGGTTTCGGTTGTATTACCCGGATTTGGATTTATATTCAAAAAATCTTTTTTTCTTAACCAATACAAGAAAAACCCTTCTTTATCCCCAACATAATCAAGTGTGAAATCAGGTGTTCTTATATCAACATTTGGTTTATATGGTGATAATGTAACATTTTGAGTTGCTCCTTGTTGAACAGGGATAATAACTGTAAAATAATTAGTTTGTGTTATTGCACTATTTGAATCATAAAAATCCAACTTAAAAAATGATTTAGTGAATGGTTTAACATAATAATAAACCTCTTTAACATTAAACCCTTCCGGAATATAACTACATATCCAATCAGAAGGTGTTGATGTAGTTACATTTAATGTTGGATTTGGTGGTACTAGACCATTTACACTAAAAAAATGAAATTTATACTTAATATCCGTTTTAGTATCACTACTATATGGTGCGTGAGCAAAACGTAATATTTCAAAATCTTCCTTATTACCGGTTAATTCATTAATTACCTCATCCTCATATACACTAATACTATCATCTCTACCATAAAAATCCCATTTCAATTCAATTGGTAAATCAATGAATTGGTCATTTTTTGGTAATATAAATTTATATTTATTCACAGTTATCAACTATTGGTGATGCCGAACCATAAAGGTTTGCATAATAATTTATGTCACTTTCTATATAATTAGTACCTTCAGGTATAATTCTAAAAGTATAACTTTCATAAGGGTAATGAGTATCATTAAAAAACGGATAATTAACCCCATTACCTTGATTATCTATAAAACCATAGGTGTAGATATCCCTCCAACGAAATTCGTTGTCTGCGGTTGAAAAATACGAATAATCAGGAACCCCAACAACTTCTTTAGGTGTCCCTCTCTCAACATAATCAGAAAAATCCCTAATTTTAATACTATAATGTGGTTTATAATAAAAACCAAGAGGATTATCTTGTAATAAACTATTCGATGAAATAACATTAAAAACATTCGGATTATACGTTAATTTGTGATAAATTTCAGAAATAACCCTTTCTTTTTGTTCGTAATCATTCCATTCACAAAAATCACCATCTAAGGTGTCTCCGGACATAAATGAATTAATATACATAAAATCATAAGTTATTGCCGGTGTTGGTTGTGTTCTACTATATATAGTATACGGAAAATTTGTATTTGATAAATTATTAGATAAATCCCACCACGGAGATGGTGTTGGTATTGAACCACTTTCATCTAAAGGTAAATTAAACTCATAACCTTGTTTTAACCCAACATATGATATTAAATCACTAGGGTTAAGTTGACCAAACATCCATCCAAAATAACCCTTATATAAAACCGTAAAAAATAATTTATTAACGGGTCTTTTTTGATTATCTAACATTTTATTAACGTCAAAATCTTTGTTAAATGATAATGTATAAGATTGAGCCCCTTCCCTTATTGAAACTCTCGCCTCTCTATTTGGTGTATAACCACTACTTTCATATTTTTTCTTAGTACCAAAAATATTTTGTTCAAAACCAGCTTTAACTAAAACAGCATCATCCGTGTTACTAATTATTTTATGTTTTCTAACATAATATGATGATAATGTTTCTACCGGATTATCTATGTTTATTATTCTTCTAAATGTTCCCGTAGTATTATTATTAAATGTTGACCCAGTAAAACCAATATTAACAATATTAAACGTATATGGTTTGGTAGCATCAATTCCGGTACCTAAAGAAAACACTTGATAAGTGTCTGTTCCATTATATGAAAAATTTAATTTTACATATTCACCAACCATTAAATTATGTTTAACAGGACATCTAAATGATATCAACCCTAAACCACCAATTGTTGATGAATATAAAACAAACGGAATCCCATCAGATGCAACCCATTGAAGTGTTTGATTCGTAATTGAATCTATCGCTTGCAAACTTTTAGTATAATCATTTTCAAACGGATAACTTAAAAAATAATTCCAATTATATGTTGAGGCACTTTTATTAACAAATTGAATATGTTCATTAGGTGGTTGAGTATACCCCGAAAAATTATAATCAGTTCTGATAAAATCAAATTCATTATATTGAGGAAATCCTGACCAAGAAACATTAGAATCTGTTGGACAATTTAATTCTGCCGCAGCATTTTCATTAACATATGATAACACTTTTTCAAATCTTTCATAGTTTGAATATCCTGTATATGCGTTTTTGAATAAAACTGAAAATTTACAAGTCGGTCTAAAGTTAGTTGATTGTTGTCGTTCTCTATCATATAGTTCAGATAAATTAATATCTAAACTTCTATCAAATTCAACGTTTTCTTTTGAAGTTTGTACAAACGGAACATTAAGACCTATATCAACATTTGATGCTGATTTATATCTTAAAGACCCTAAAACTATTCTTAAGTCATTACTATTACCCATCTTAATCTACAACTGTTTCAGTGTTTATCCATTTTTGTACAAATCTATCATAAGATGATTTACCTTTTTTCAACCCAAAAAAGAAATGGAACGGTGCACCAACCATTGGTTGGTTTGGATTATAAAAATATTGTATTTGAGGGTTTATATTACCATTACCGTCAACTGCGTATATATAACCTTTGAAATTTTTAACAGGTTGTCCCAATTGTGCACCCATAAAATAATTACTATTAGTGTCTAATCTATCCAAAGATTGATATGGTGAAGATAAATAAGAAGGTTGATTTGTATACCAATTATTACCTTGAGCTCCAAAAATACTAGGTCCCGAACCATTACCATTAACTCTACCCGGACCACTTTGGTTTATTGTCCATTGATAAAATGGTACAACTTGACTATAAACTCCGAAGTTATTAAACGCACATATATTACTCATATTTACCGTATCATCAATAATAGTTCTCTTTGGTGTTATATAATCTCTAACCTGAGTATTAGATGAAAAGAAAATACCAATAATTGCATTACTTGTACTAGCACCATTAAAATAGATTGATGGTTGTAAACCTGAAGACGGTGGTGGGTCCGGATAATTAATTGTGTCAAATTCCGCAATACCTAATTCTGAACTAATTGAAATCATTTGAGGATAATCAGCATCTGATTTAAGATTTGGTCTAACACCAAAATATTTACCAATAATATTTTCACCAATAACCAAACTAATTAAACTATCTAAAAATGATTTATTAATCATTCTACTAATAATATGTAAGTTCAATATATCCGAAACATCATTAAATGTTGTTGGTACTAATTTATCCATAACATAACCATCATAAATGTCTGACATAACTATTTCTTGTAAATAATATGTTCTTGGCCCTAAATCCATCATTGTTGTAGGGTATTTCAAATTCTTATCATTCTCAACAAAATAATCACTTAATAACCCACCAAAAAATCCACCCGGTGATGCCGGATTAGAACCAATAAATTCACTTGTACTAAATTTATAAGGACTAGACCTATAATAAAAGTTTTTTGTTGGAGTATGAAAAATAATAGGTGTCTTACAATGGTTAGATTGAGCGTTATTATTATTATCATAAAAAGTTGATGTCTTAAATGGAAATGAAAATAATGTACCGTTAATCCAATTATTTGAAAAATTATCCGACCAAGTATTTCTACAAGCAGCAAAATTTATATTTAATCTTGATTGCCATTCTGGTTGAACCTTAAATAAATCAGATAATAACGATAGTAATGGTATTGTAACAAATCTATAACAACCATTAGCAAAAATTCTCTCACCTCTACCAAATAAATTAAACGCACATCTATCTCGAGATACTGTTAGAACATCCGGATTTGAATTACTGTAACCATAACAATCTAAATTAACCGACTTTTGACAAGTAAAACTTTCAATTAACTCATTTGGTACTGAACCTGAATAAGAAGCCGCATCAATAGCATTATTTGCTCCACCACCTGTTTGTGTCTGATTTGACGATGATGATACACCAACATCAAAAACACCTCCAACACTACTCATAGTGTCCATAAAAAAATTACCATTAGCAAATAATGGAAAACTAAATGTAGTACTACATTTATTCCATTCAACACAGGTTGAGGTTGGTAATCTATCCGACCTCATAATAATTTGTCTACCACTAGTACCCAAACCAAAAGACATAGGGGTTTCACCATAACTTGGTGATTTATAAAATGACTGTATACTAAAAGTATATCTCATATCAGTTGGGGTAAATGGAGGTACTAATAAATTATTATTATGGGGAACATATGGTCTTCGTATATCATTTTTATTAGTATTTATTATTAAAATGTCACCACCTTCAACTACTTCATTCGGAAAATAACCTCTAGTAACACCTGTATATGATGGTGCTAATGGTGTGTTATTTGATGTCGTTCCCGTAATACTATTTTGAGTATATTCAAAATAATCACAACCAAGTATTGGTGATATTGGCGTTAGAATTGATTCAGATTTACCCCATTCATTAATAAGGTCATTTTGACTATCAACCTTCAGTCCTATTAATGATGAGTCAGAACCTGACCCAACATTATTATTATAACTATTACATCCATTACCATTAATAGATAGCGACCCATTATCTAATGAAGAATATAATTTTGGTAAAATACTATTGAACGGTTTGAATAATGTAGAATCCGGTTTATACGTATAAGAATTATAATATAATTTTGGATTTAACGTTGCATAACTATCGGTACCAGTGTTTGTTGATATGTTATGTCTTGTATTTAAGAAACCTCCTTGAATTGGTATATTCAAATGAAACTTTGGGTCCCCTGAAAGTGGACCTCCAATTTGAACTGAATCTTCATTTGTATATCCAAATAATCGACCTAAACCAAATTTAACATTAACTTTAGGTGAATATGGGTCAACACCTCTAACTAAAAATACAACAACTAAATCATTGTAATCTTTAATTTTGGTTATTGGGTTTATATAGGTTGGGTTATTATATGTAAAACCATCATTTGTAAATGTTGGATATTGACAATATAAAAAGTTTTGGGCTATATTAAGACGATTAAAACGAATATTATTAGATAAATAACGGTCATTAAATGAGTTTGGTAATTGTGACACACATTGATTTGTATAAGCACTATATGTCATTCCCGTTATGACTTGGAAATATTCAATATCAATCGGGAATTTATGGTAATCGGTTGACGCTGCAATATTTAATCCGGTATAATTAGTTGTGTTATTACCTGAACCATCAAATTTTGCATAATTAACACTAAATGAATTTAACGCAGATGTTGTTCCGGTAATCGCAAAATTACCAAATTGATTTTCTGTTGCTCCTGTATCAGATACGTACATATCAACATTAATATCTGCCGACGCTCTTGTATCACCTGTTAATATAGGATTTTGGAAAGTAATTAAAGTACCAGGTAAAATTTTATTTAACGATTGTTTTGTACATAAAACCGCAACAACATTATCAAAGTGATGGTCAGTATTATTTGGATTAAAATTAACTTTCACTCTATTAACACCTCCACCCGGATTAGGTAATATCGGGTTTGTTTGGTCAAAATATTTAGCTTTGGTATTAAACAAATTCATTCTTGCCGCAAAAGTTAAACTTGTTGTAAAATTTATGTAAGGCGCATTATCAGGATATCTCATACTCTGAGCCGCATTTATTCTATTATCATTTATTGCCGGAGGAGTAGATATTATGGGTTCACCGGCTAAAATTGATGTAATTATTGTTTTGTAATCATCACTTCCACCAATTAAATCTTCATCATAAGTATTTAGACTTGCCAATTTAATTAATTTTACACTACCACTACCAATACATTGACCATTTTGTTCTTGTGTTTCATCTTCAATTTCTAGTTCATCCTGAGCCAAATTTGCCACACCAGAGTTATTAGTACCACCTGTTTCAAGGTCACAGTCACACATAGAACAATCCGGATATAATATTAAAGGTAACCTCATTGGTGTACATAATGGTACTACATATTCATCCCATAAATAAAGTAATCCAAATAAAATACCTGAAACTAAAAAAAACGTCGCTGAGATTTTTAACTGAGCCGGTGTAAATGTAGGTCCAGTTGGACTACTTCCTATAGAGGCAAGCGCCGCTTGAACTCCTAAAATAAAAAAGTAAGTTGCTAATAAGAATAAAAGAACTCTAATTAATTGAACAACGGTATATACTATATGTAATATAATAATTAAAATCCACACAACGGACCTAATAACCACTGACAATAAATTAAATAATGTATAAATAATATCAAACCTAAAGTTAGCGTCATTAACCGGAAATTTATAATTTTCCGTATTACAATCATCTTGAGCTACCGCTTTAATACCGACAAAATTATCCGGAAATAATCCACCTCTAAATTTGTCAATCATTTGAGATACCGTATAAACTTTATTGTATTGCATCAAATAAAATCTATCCTCACAATCAATAGCTTCTTGAATCATATGTTGACCCAACGCTGTAGTATCACCATAATCATCCCAATCTAAACTAAACGCATATGATTTTAAGGCATATTGATAACCAATACCCCCATTTGTTGGGTCAATATTCGAGGATGACCATCCATATTCTTTAATATTTGGGACTAAATAATATCCACGTCTAAGTTCTTCAGATAATGATGGTGATTGACCCCATTTAACCTTAAATCTATATTTACCTTTAGTTGGTACACCTTTTTTTGGGTCATCAGAAATAACTAATTCACCAAATTCATTGGTTATTAAATAATCTAAGTTCATTGGTACATCAATTAACCAAGCACCATTATCATCAATAACAACACCACCCATTTCTAAGTCAAATAACTCTAATGTTGGTCTACCCATAGGGTCTTCTTGAATAGTCTGTCTAATCGCTAATATTTCCCCCGGACCAACAGTTAAATTACATAAACTACCTAATTTCCATTTAGGGTTACAATTTGTTCTTAAAGGAGCACCATCAATACTTGATATTAACGACCCCATAAAAATTGCTGTAGGTGTTAAGTTGATGTTTGATTCATTACTTAAATCAAAATCTGTTCTACAAATACCTAAATTACATACTTCCGATTGACCCCACAATGGCTCTACAACAACAGTTCTTGTTAAATTAACAATTTGTGGTAATTCTCTTAAATTTGTTGAACTTTTGAATTTAGTACCATTAACCTGAGCTTGTGTTGCAATACCCATTCTAACTAAATCTTGTGGTGATAATGAAAATTCACCAATGTCTGATAAATCAACATCAACTGAAATAGTGTGAGTTCCAACCGGAACACCAAATATCATAAAATCCCCACTATCATTAGTCACAGCATTATACTTATAATACTTGTCATAAACTTCAATAAGGGTAGGATTAGTTAAAACATCAGTTCGATTAAAAAAAGTACCTGTAGGTGTGTGATTACTATATGACGGTTCATATGGTAATAGATTATATCTATAACCATCATCATTAACATCAGTTATAGATTTATAAGGGTATATTTCTGAAATAACGGGATTTAAGCTATCTTCGTCTGTTAACGGAACAAATATCGATACTTTAACATTTGGTAAACCAAAACCATTGTTAACACTAATACGACCAATGATAACACCATAATCTGAGCAAACTCTTGTGTATATTTCACTTTGTAATACTTTAAGTGATAATATCTCAAGATACTCAAATTCTTGGTTAATTGAAACGTTAATTGACTTGTTAATACCTAAGTCCGTTCTTATTCTATATGAATTTGGCATAATATTCTTTTTTGATAAATAGTTTATTTACTATTTTCAAAAGATAATTCATTATTAAAATAAATAAATTATTATGTGAAGTTAACTGTTTTAAGATTTTTAACTCTAATGTTAATATCTTTACCCGGATATCTAACTTGATAAACCTGACTTGGTTCCGCAAAAATAGTATCATCAACTAATTCTATCTGTCTAGTATCAGAATCTGAGTATCTTTGTGATGTTTGAGAAGAGGAATATTCACCACCCACTTTATTAAAAAATAAAATATCTGACAATGAAATAACACCATTTTCACTTTGAATTAAACGTCTTAAATCCGACACATTTACATTTTCACCCATTTGTCTATTAGTTGGGTCGAAGAATGTTGTAATAAGGTTAATAACTTGTGAAATTACAGTACCTTGGTTTTGACTATTATCTAATACAATATCAACATTAACACCTAAATCAATAACACTTGCAGTTTCAATTGAAACATAGTCATTAATCATTCTATAATTTGAAAGGTAATTTGCTACGTTATTTTTTAACGTATTTGAAACAACATTAGTTAATTTACCATTTTCATCGTATGACAACATTTGTACTTTAATCTTATTGTTTTCTTCTGTAATAGCAACTTTAGCCGGAGCACCAAATTGTGATGGCATTGTTCTAATAATCGAATCGTAATCATTAACGGTCACGGCTCTTTGTTGTGCAGAGAAATTAAACGCCACTAAGTTTCTAACCTCTTCAGTTGTTGGGTAGTTTGCTCCACCGATAGCCGCTGTTACGTTAGTACACGATAATGAGTTAATTACACTTGTATTTTGACTTTGACTTGGTCCGTTAACAAAGAATGAAACGGTACCAACTTGAGTGATTGCGTTAACACCTAAATTACTTCCAGTACCACCACCAATTCTATATTGAACGAATAATGTTGTGTTTGCCTTTAAGGCACTACCTAAAGCTAAGTTATTTGAGTATTTGTATAAATTTAAGTTATAACCATCTCTTGCAAATTCTCTTAATTGTTCGTCAGCAGATTGATTACCACCCCCAAATGTCATTTTCATAAACCCTTCCGGAGTAAATTCTGTAATGAATTTATTACTTGTCTCAATATACGTCCCTACCTTAATACCGGGTTGGTCTGATACTTTAGTTGGGTCTTCAATAAAGACTCTACTGTCCGCTAAAGCATTAACTTCATACCATCTGTTATCTAATCCTAAGAACTCTTGTACTGAAGGAACATTAGAATATTGAGTACTATCTTTTAATAACACACTAGTTACCCCTAAAACATTTTTTTCAGGTAAGAAAACTTCTAAAAACGGTCTAACATCATTTGCTGTCACCACTTTTTTGAATACTTTAGTAATACCATTAACAACAGTTTCTCGTTTAATAATGGTATAATTGATTAGTTTGTTATTACCATCAAAATTAGGTATTTTTAATCTATTAGGGAATCCCTCAGCCCCAATTGGTGATGAAAAGTCGATATCATATACTGTTTCAAAGATTTGACCGGCACCACTAACTTGTGACCCTCTACGTAAGATACCACAATATCTTAAATCCTCCTTATCACCATAAGCAGGTACCGTAATAGCAAAATCAATTAAAGCAACTGATGGTCTTTGTCCCGGAACTTTTAATCCGTATGTTCTTGCAATGTTAAAGATTGACGACCTTTGTTGTGCGTATTGTAATACAGTCTCTTGGATACTTCTATCAATGTTAAACTGTATGTTGTCGGTAACCGCAGCATTTAAGTCCAATAACACAGAGAATACCCCCGCATCATTGAAGTTATCTATTAACTCAGGATAATAAGTTCTTGTGAAATTTATTAACTCAGTTCTTATTGATTGAAAGTCTCTCGTAGTATACGATATTTTCTTATTAGCCATAATATTAAATGTTAATTATTACAAAGTCGCTAGCGTTAAAAACATCATCACTAATAGTGTATTCAATTTTAACCTTTGCGGTATGTTCTTTAAGCCCGATTCCGGGTACTCTATAAATTCTTTCATCACCTTCAACATAAGTACCTTTGTCTTCTTCCCCCGTATCAGCGGAAGTTACACTTATATTAGTGATTGTTATGTTTGGGATATAATCTTCAACAGACGCTCTAATTTCAGCCTCAATCTCAGAAAACGTTGGTCCGTCCATTGGTTCAAATATAAATTCATACAATCTTGTACCAAAATCAGGTAAATAATATCTCGTACCCTTTCTTGTTAATAAAAGGTGTATTAAATCAGTTCTTATCTCCTGAGCCGCGTTATCTGAAAGACTTAAATATTTCCCTTCACGAGAATCGTTAAAAGGAAAATTTATTCCATATGTTCTACCATCTGCCATAACTATAAATATAGTGTCGTCATTATTTTTTATAAATACCCCCAAAATAAAAAATCACGACCTAAGTCGTGATTTATATTCTTTTTAAGAACCACATCCGAAACATTCAAATTCAGTATCAGTTGGTTTTTGTGTTAAATCAACTGTTGGTTTCTCAATTGGTTTTGATTGACCTACTTTTGAGATGTCCACCGCTAAGTGTTTTGCTCCGGTTGATATCGCTTTTGTTCTAACATAATAACAAAGAGTTTTTAATCCTTTACCCC